GGCGGGGCCGCGTAGGAGGGTGTCGAGGCTGCGCCCGTCGGCTGCGAGGCCGACGAACGCGTCCACGTCGACCAGGCCGTCGGGTTCGGCCCATTGGTCTTGCTGGCCGAGGGCGAGTGCGCCGTTGACGAGGGCGCTTGCCGCCGCCGTGCGCTGCGCGGCGGTGACCGCCGCTGTGACGGTGGGGATGCGCTCGGCCCACGCTTGGCCGATCCAGTCGGGCCCGAGGCGGCGCCACTGGCGGGTCGCTACGGCGAGGGCGCGGGCCTCCTGCTCACGGACCAGCGCGTAGTGAGCTTCAATCGCGGTCGGGATCGAGGCCATGGTCCGTGTTCGTGTCGTCGGTTAGCGCGGGGGTGGTCTTTTCGAGCAGGCGCAGGAGGTCGGGGTCGGTTTCCTCCTCGCGCAGATATGCGCGTTCCGTGGCCTTGCGGGCGTCGTCCCAGCCCAGCTCATCCCATGCGCCCTCGCGGCTAATCAGGGGCTTTCCGCCCGCGAGCTTCTGCAGGGCGTCGGCCTTCTGGCTGAACGTCGGGGTCGCGGGGTCGTGCCAGGCGACGTTGACGGCGCCCATGGGGATGGCGTGCCCCATGATGCGGGCCGCGATTGTCAGGGCGCGGGACAGTGCCGCGCCGCACTCGGCGTTGACGCGTTCGACGCGCTTGACGAGCTTCGATTCCTCAGCGCGGATAGCGCCCTCAGCGGGCGGGTTGGTGGTGATGAGGCCGAAATATCGGGCGGGGAAACCAGTCAGGGACGCGGCGAGCTTCCCGTACAGCTCAATCGTGCTGTGGAAGTTTGACAGTTCGCCGGGGGCGAGCTGGGTGACCTTCGCGCCCGCGTTCTGCAGTGCAACGAAGGGGTTCAGGTAGTTGGTCCAGGCGGACGGATCCGCGAAGTCCGAGCGTTTCGCGCCCATGATGATTCGCTTCGGGACGGCGTTCGTCTCCAAAGCCGCCTGCATCTGGGTAATTGCGCGGGCGGCTGCGTCGGTGACGCCCATGATGTCGTCCATCTCGCTGTGGCCGGTCGTTTCGCCGGTCATCTGACGGTTGAACGAGGGGATGACGGGGACGACGCCGAGGTGGTGTTCGTCGCGGTCGACGACGCGCCAGGCGCCACCTACGGTCGCGTAGGTGGTGGTGGCGTTCGGCGTGTAGATCGTCGCGTACCGGGTTTGCGTGCCGTCGGTGGCCTGGTCGATGACGATGCGCACAGCGTGCGTGATCGTCTTGCGACGGTAGTCGTACTTGACGGTCATTTGGCGGGGGGATTCCACGCAAATGATCGGGTAGTCGCCCTCCTGGTCGCCGACGCCGACGGACAGGTACGCGCGCCCATAGATGAGGCGGTCGCGCTTCCACTTGCACAGCTCGGCTTCGAGGTCGTTCGCGTCGATCATGGCGCGCAGCGCGTCGGCGACTTCGGGGTGTGCGGGGACCATGATGCCGCGCACGTCCTGGCGCTCCTCGATAGTGTCAACGACCACGCGGGGCCAGTTGACGACCGTTTCGAGGGTGCGCAGCGATGGGGGCAGGGCCAGGCCGAGGTGCTGCAGGGTCTGGCGGCCCTCGTAATATGCGCGGTGCTTCCTATCAGCGGGGGCGGTGATGTTCAGGGCGTTCTCAGCTTCGGCGAGGATCTGCGCCTCGGCACGGGTGATCTGGTCAGTCATGTGTGTCCTTACCATGCGAAGCTGATAGCGCCGCCGCCGGGCTCCCAGCCTTCGGCGTGCTCATCCGCCGCGGCCTCGTGCGCCAAAATGTCGGCCATGAGAACGTCAATCTTCATGTGCTCAGCGGGCTTGCCGAGGATGAACTTGTCGCCGGGTTTGGCGACCTTCCGGGCGTGCAGGGCGCATAGCTTCGCGGTCTCATCCGGGGTGTGGGTGGTGAGGCCTTCGGCGAGGTCCTCACGGAAACGCACCAGGGCCGCGAACATGCGCGTGATCGAGTTCGTGGGCCACTGCACGACGACGTAGTCGCCGTACAGGTTTTCCCAGTGGTCTATTTGGGTCTCCCAGTGCCTTGGGTCGCAGTAGAACCGCTGGACCGTGTACCTGTCCATGAGTTCGGCGACCGCCGCGTCAACCTCACCACGCGGGATGCGGCCTTCCGGCCATTCCTCGGGGTTCCACACGGTGGGCCGCTGATCCGGCCCGTACGTGGGCGTGAAGCGCAGGCCGTCGACGGTTTCGGCGCGGATCGCCGTCCAGTCACCCGACCGCGAACCGTCAAACCCGAGGGCGATTTCGCAGCCCGGTTCAGGCTGCACGTCGCGGGTCTGACGATCCCACACCTTCTCGGTGAGATAGGAGCCCTTACCCTGGACGAGGCGGTTCCCGAAGAATCGCTCGGCCTGCGTGGGGTCGGTTTCCATGAGCTCGTCGACCTCGGCGTCAATGGCCTTCGGGTCAACCCACGGGGACGAGGCGTACACGAAACGGTGAATCTTGGAGCGATCCGCTTTCTTCGTGTAATCCCAGTCGAGTGGGGGCTTTTCGTAGAACTTGAAGATGTCCCGCGCCCGGCTCTGGTATGCCTGTTGCGCTGCGCTGTCCTCCATGGGGTCCCATGGGTTCGTGAGCTCGATAGTTCGGCCCTGCATACCGGCGACCGCGCGGCGGATCGTCTGCCAGGTGTTCAGCACGCCCGATTGCGGCGTGTAGAGGCCCGACTCATCCGCGATAGCGCACGTGAACGGCTGCCCGAGCTTGGAACGCGCCGCGCTCGTGACGGGGACGATCTTCCCCTCATTCGGAAGACGCACGAAACCTTCACGGACGCGCACGAAATCGCCGAGAGGGCCGCCCTTGATCATGGTCTGAAGGGGCTCGTACACGTTGCGCGTCTGGTCCTCAGCGAACGCAAGCAGCGCGATCAGGCTTTTATCACGGGGCCTGCCCATTGCCTCGCCCGGCTCGTACCAGTACTCCCACCCGCACCCGCACCCGTGGTCCGCGCACCTGTACACGTCGCCTTCGCGCGCCCAGCCCGCGAACATGGCCGGCCCCACGCCCTCCGCGAGCGCCACCGCCGCCGCGAGCGGCGACTTACCCGACTTCTGAGGCCCCACCCACAGGCTACGGCGGTAGGTGAAGGGCTCCACGAGCCGGTGCGGGTCCGCAACTGCTTTGGCCTTGATGCGGTAGTGGTTTGCGTTACAGTATAGCTGCCAGCCGTTCAGCACGAGCGGTTGGTTGAAGTAGACGCCCGAGGGGACGAGGCAGTGGGCCTCGATCCAGTCCGAGATGAGGAAGCCCAGGGTGTGATCCGGGTTGAAGTCCAAGCTGAGTGGGTGCGGCGCGTACTCGTCATGTGCCATTGGCGTCGCCGTCGACGACGGTCATGCCAGCGAGCCGGGCGCGGGATGATCGGCGGCGGGCCGGTCGCTCAGAGGGTTCGGCTTCGGCGGGGGCGCCGGTCGTGATCTGCCACTGGTGCAGGGCGAGGCCAGATTTCGTGAGGCCGATCTGGTCTGCCAGTCGCAGGAGCGCGGTCTTGTCGCCCGCCTTCGCGCCTTCTTCCTCGCACGTGACGGCCAAGCGCACCCACTGCGCGACGTTGTACGTCATCCAGGGCTGTTCGCGCCACACCTCGGACTGTGGCTGGCGCCAGGCCCACTCCCATAGCTCGAGTTCGCGCTTCCACCGTAGCTCGGTTGCGAGCTTGCGGAAGCGGCGCCCCCCGTTGGGGAGGGTTTCCCAGAGCTGCATTGGGGGCATGGCGAACTCGGGGATGGGTGCGGTGTCGGGGACGCCTGCGAGCTTGCGGAAGGTGAGTTCGCGTGCGTCGCTTCGGGCACTGTTGGGGTTGACGGGCGGCCCACTACGGGCCCGCGCTCCTCCAGAGGGCATGGTCGGTCTCCTCGCTGGCCGGCGTCGCGCCTGCCTGCAGGGCCACCTCGGCGTCGCGCCGGGCGGCTTTTCGGTTGCGGGCGAAAGGTTTTGAACCCTCCGCACTGTTTACACCCCTCACCGGCGGTCTGACGGGGCCCCCGTCGGGGCTACCCCCCTGGGGGGTATCCGCGTCAGTTCATGTCGGTTCGGTCGTATTTGTGTGCCGCTTTGCCTGCGGCGCTGCGATTGCAAAAAACGTGTTCTGGTCCGCGAATGATCGAACGATCTTCGTCATCATGTCCAAGATCGAACGGTTCGCATGGCTTGATGGCTTGGCCACAGCGCCAGCACACGGCCTGGCCGGCCTCGACGAGGCGGGCGGCCCGCGCCCGGGCGGCCCGGTAGTGCCGGTCATACCCGCGCGCGGTCGAGTAACCGCGTTGCTGCTCGCGCTCGCGGCTGTGAGTGGGGCAGTAGCGGGGGCCGGGGTGTGGGATGAGGGCGGGGCATCCTGGGTGTGGGCAGCGTCGGCGGGCCATGGTCTGTGTCCTTGTGGTGGGTGTCACGTCCCCATGTGTTGACTTAGCGTTGCGCGCGGGCTATAGTTAGTGGTGTCAGGAGGGAACAAGCCCCCTGCAACTCAATGAAGGAGACCCCAATGCAGACCATCTACACCCCCGCCGAGCTGGCCGAGGTTATCGAGCTGACCGGCGAGCCCACCCGCTTCACCAGCCTGGAGGACGCCCGGGGTATGGTGCGTGACGCTATCGGCCTTGACGTTGACACGGACATCGAGGAGCTGGTCGACGAGTGCTTCGCCTGGTACCAGGCCCTCGAGCCTGGCCGCGAAGCGGTCACCCTGAGCCGTCAGGGCTTCTACCAGGTCGTGACCGCCGAGGACTTCTGGAAGGCGGTCGAGCGCCTCGGCCTGTGACCCACGGGTGATACGCAAGACCCCCGACCTGTTACCGGGTCGGG